CTCCCATACGAGTGAATACGGTGTATTCAATCGTGTCCTTCTTTGCGACGAATTCGCGGTAGACGGAAATCTCACGCTTAACGGCCCAAATTCGGTTGTCAGGGAAGGTCAACTCCAAGTAACCGTGGTTACCTGTAGCGTCGGAATAGTCACCGGCCAAAGTTTCACTGAACATTGGGACTTCAACGACTGGAATACCGAAGGCAAATGGGTAAGAATTGCCGACTGCGCCCTGTGGACCCAACTGGTTACCACGGATCAATCCAGACTGAATATCTGCTGGTCCGTTTACAACCAAGTCGTACAAGTAGTCCTGAATCAAGTTTGATCCTGTGTAGAATCGCATCTGATTACGGCGCTGCTTGTAATAACGAGGCATTGCCTTCAAAGCCTTGTTGAAAACAGCCTTGTTAAGCGGTGCCCCTGCGGCGTCAACTACGTGTCCGTTTGTCAATGACAACTTACGCCATCCGTTGAATGCCTTAAGCAATGGGTCAACAGAAGAAGCGTCACCATTGATTGCTAGGTCTTCCAAGTCGTTTCCGGCCTGGGTAGCCATCAATCGTGCAATGTGGTCTTCCAAAGCCTCACCCTCAAGGTTGTCCTCAAGAGATTCGCTGGAAAGTTCCCAGTCTAGACGCAACTTAATTGTTGTAATAGAAATCTTGCTGAATGTTGCTCCTGCGTTAACGTGGTCGTCAACGGCTTCTGTAGCAACACGAACAAGACGCTGACCTACACCAATCTTGTCCAATTCCGCTGTGTTTGCACGCATACGGAATGTACGAGCGTCCTTACCAAGAACAGTGGTATCCCACATGTAGTCGATAAAACGGTCTGCCTGCTGAGGGGCTAGTAAACCACCGCCTCCTGAGCCAACAGTCGTGGTAGTAATAACCTTTTCAAGTAGTTCGTTGCTCACCTTTGTCTTTCACCTCCTAGTTAGTTAAGTCGTCGGATGCGAGGAAACTGCCGCCCCAAAAACTTTCATTCTTTTCAATTTTCTCCACTGACCCGCCAAGGTCTGCGGACTTCTTTAGAGTCTTGCCAGTCTCTACGCCGTCAATACGCTTTTCAACTGTACCGACTGATTCGGAAACTGTGGCTAGTCTCTCGTCTAGTGATCCCAACTTTGTTTCAAGTTCGGAAACCTTTGTGCTAATTTCTCCAACTGACTTTTCTAGGGTTTCCTTAACAGCGCCAATCTGCTCGACTGCTGTTCCCATAGACTTTTCAATTGATTCGGTAAGCGTGGCGCGGAGGCTGTCAAACATCTTTGTAAAGTCAGGTTCTTCAACTTCCTCAACCACCTGGGCCTTTTCTACACCATCTTCTGCTGGCTGAACTGGCTCAGTTGTATTTGTTGCTGTTGGACCCGCCGCTGGCGCACCTTCTGCAACCTTTTCATCATGCTGCTGGGTCGTTTCTTCTGTACTCGTAGACACGTTTACACCTCCTTGGTTAATATGCTTGGCAATTGCCATAGCAATTTGTTCTGCGTCAACACCGCTTAAGTTCACATTTGTAGTTGTAGTAATCTGTGGCGTATCTGCGCTAATGTGCTTAGTAATGGCCTTGCGGACACTTTCAGCCTTGTCGTCTGATTCTTCAACCCACCCGATATTCTCGCCAGGTGCGTCACAAATCATACACGTTGACTTCTCCAAGTCACTTAGCCAACTCTTTTGGTCAATTGGGCACCAAAAGATGTTTTCGGTAGACATCTTCATAACTTCACCAGTTACCTCAACCGTTCCGTCCGCTAACTTCTGGAAGGAAACGATGTTTGCCAACTGATTTGCTGGGTTGTCCACCAGGCTCAATTCGTTTAGATCGTAGTCTGTAATCTTCTTGATTGGCCTGCCTGCTGCCTTGTCGAACTCATCTTCAATCTTGTTGGCAGAGCCACCGATTGAAAAACCTGTGAGGGTACCGTCCAAAACCTTTTGCCAGGTTGGCTCGGCTCCCTTCGAAACGTAAACTGTAACAAAGATGCCCTTGTAGAACTTGTCGCTCTTTGGATCGTAGAAAGAATCTTCTCGGAATGAGAGTGCCTTTCCGACCGCAACAGGAGCGTGCATTTCTCGAATGTTTCCACGCCAACGCTTGAAAGCATTTGCGCTTGCCTCGGCGGTAACAATGTCCCCGTGACTGTCAACATTATCA